AATGCTTCACGAAGTTGTTTGATGGCCTTAGCGCGATTTTCGTAGGTATCTGCCACCTTACCATCCTCAATCTTCTGGACAGATTCTAATACGCCTTGATAAGACGTTTCGTATTCCTTTGCTTTCGCAGCCTGTTGCGCCTTAGCATTAGCCAATCTTGCTTTTTCGGTCTCCGCTGCATTCGCGAGGATTGCCATATTCGCTTCTGCCTCACGCTGCTTTCGGTACTCCGTTATCTCATCAATACCTTTTTTTTCTAATTCTGTAATATCGGTTATTAAGCTGGCTTGAAGAGTTTGTAGCTGTTGCTGTGCAGTTTTTTGTTCGTTAGTCAGAGATAGGCCATCTGATGCCATACTCTGCTCTGCTGCTGATATACGCAGAAGTTCCTCGTTGATTTTATGTAATAGCTCGCATTTCTGCTTGTACACAGCAAAATCTTTGCTATTCCCATCAAAAGATATAGAACCCAAAGAAGCACCGGAACTCATGCTGTTCTTTATAGCCTCTAAGCTCGATGATAGCTTGTTGATTGCAGCCGTAGAGTTATTTACATTCAATGTCACCTGCGCTATCATTTGGGCAAGAGCTGAAAAGTCGGTAGATGTTTGAGTAGCTGCATTGCCCATTTGGGTGATAGAACTTTGTGTATTTGTAGTATTGTTTTGTGTACTGCTCATAGACTGCGTAAGGCTGCTCATGGCGTTAGCAAGCACAGAAATATTTGCGCCATCTACTCCTGCTATGTTGCTAATACTCAATAAAGCGTTCACGAGAGATTCGTCTACCTTTACTCCTGCCAACGCTGCCTTTAATGCCTCCATCTTCTTCGTAAACTCTTCAATACCTGCGGCTGCTCCGTTGGTAATCGTTTGGTTTACGATTTTCATTTTTTTGTCTGTGAACTTTTGCAAATCGGTAATCATCTTCTCAACACCTTGTATCTGCGGCTGTATTCCGTCGATGTTTAGCGATATGCCTATGCCATAGTTCTCATCCATATTACATCGTATGTTTTATTAGTTGAACACAGGAAGTCCAAGGTCGTTCATAAAGGCATCAGGGTCATCGTACCCACCTATCTGATTGCTGGCCTTCCATGACTTGTAATGCTCCGCTTCCGCATCTGACAGATACAACGTCGTCGTTGCGTCCTTGCCCATAATCTGCAAATACGGAGCTGAATACTTCCATAGGTAATCGTCCATACTCATAAACGGAAACGCTTTAAGGTAGTCGGCGATGTACCCTATTTCGGTTGTGGATTTCAATGTGACGCTTTTGTCGTCCTCCTCTTCAGAACCATCAACCGGAGTGTATCTATCTGAGAGGTAAGTTTGAAAACCGTTTCGTAGTCGAGCAGGCCGAAGATTTCAACAAGAACAGCAGGCCACTCATTAGGGTTGGTCTCCCATCGGATAAACTCACACATATCCTGAAAGTCCTTTCCTTGTATCTTGTCCTTGTCGTTTAGTATTGCGTATGCCAGACACTTGATTACGGAATCTGTGCTCTGTGCGAATAGCTTGATAACGTCCGAGAATGTTTCTCCCTCTTTGGCAATCTTGCTGGCCTCCAACACGATGAAGTGCTGCGTGCCTGCTCGAAGTGCTCGTATCTCAAAGGTCTTGCCTCCAAGCGTTATCGGCTTCTTGATGTCGCTAAGTATCTCCGCTAATCTTATCTGCGCATCCAATTCTTTCGTTTCTTTATTTTCCATATTTCAAAAAAAAGAAAAAGGCGGCGGCACATAGCCTACCGCCTTTGTTTCACTTAGATTCGCTAACGAAAGTTTTAGCCTTCCGTGCTAGCCGTACTCTCGGTCTTGACAAGAACGGGGGACGTGATGTTGGCAATGGCCGTCTTAAATGACTTGCCGTCTGCGGTTGCCCAGCCAGGAATTTGTTCGGCGATAGCCGTACCGGAAAGAGTACCGTAAGCGACGTTGGTCTTTAAGCTCTCGAACGTAGTTTTCGGAGAGATAGAAACCTTGGGCAGATACACATACTTCTCGTCAGAGAACTTAATCTGCAAAGCGATGTACTTAGTGTCTTGTACCTGCGGGGCAGCGAAGCCTGTACCAGACTTGCCATCGCCGGTCTCTTTAATCTTGATCCATCCCATGACATCAACAAGGAACTCCTCGTCGAGAGATGCGTTGTTCAGGTCTACCTTGCGGTTGCCCGGAGTGTAGTCGTCGAGAATCGGGTCGTCCGATGTCTCGCAGTCTACGGTGTTCTCGTCAGCGTCGTCCTGATTGACCGTCAGAGAATCGGCTATAACGTAGTCAAGGGCAACGACCTTATCTACGGCCTCGTCCTCTTCTCCTTCGTTATAGACACCCAGCAAAATCTCTTTTGCCTTGGTGTACAATACTTTCTTTTTGCTCATAGTGCTAAATTATAATTAAGTTTATGGCGATAACGATGTAATGTAAATCTCTTGTGGAATCGTAGTCCGACTTTCGGTAGATTTCCTCTACAACGTAGTCCTCGTCCTCTATACGCTCCATAAGATTGTCAAAGGCATTCTCCATCTGGGCAAGCACATTGACATTCTTACGACCTCCGTCAGGCTTGCAGTACAAGATGACGTTTACGGTTCCTTTACGATACCCGCGATAGTCTGTAATGGCGTTCACGCAGTCCACGACAGCCATATCAGGGTTATTTTGTGGAAGTGTACTCGGAAGCGTCGAGGCATAGACATTTTTACTTACCACGTTCGTAAGTTGCCCAACGAGGTAAGTTTCAATGCTCGATATATCCGTACTTCTCATTTCTTTTAGTTTTGACTTTCGCTGTTACCGAATACTGTTGTCACGGTGACACGTCCGTGCTTGTTGTTCTTCATTGCCTTCTTGTATTGGTCGCCAACACGTTCAACGTTAGAGTATATTTGCGAAATAACCTTGTATTTGCTTGCGCCTTCGTGTTGATAACCTCCTTCGAGGATTCGGCCATAGAATGCCGCAGCAATAATAACAAGAACATATCCGTGTTCCTTCGGCTTATAACTCTCAATCCAGCTATCAAGCCAACCTCGGCCCGTATTCTCTGGAATGCCATGCTTCTTCCACCCTCTGTGTGTTTCATTCGAAATGGTAGCGTCGCTCGCATATCCTTTTGCTTGCAACTCTCCTTCGTAGTACACGGCGTACCCAAAAGAATCAAGCAGGTTGCCGCTTTGCTTCTTCGGCTCTGTTGTATCAGCCGCTTGCTTAGCTAGCTTCTTGCCCTGCTCGGATAGTTGCTTCACCATCCTATCTCGAATCATCGCGTTTAGTTTCTCGAACATAGCAAAAAGAGTTTAGCCTAACGACCATCCTGAATTGGAGCTACCGCCGCTATTATCTTCACCCCCCGTGTTGTCGGTATCGGTGTCAGTAGAGTTGTCGGTATCGGTAGTGCCCGTATCAGAAGATGCAGTTTCGGTATTTACCTTGACGTCACAAGAACAGCCACCAAGCTGTGAGGGTCGAACAATCTCAACGGTGCCTTCAACCGAATATCCGTACATCGTGCCTTTGAAAATCATACCACGACGAATCTGTATCGGCATAAATCGGTCTGTGGAATCCACACTAAACGGATTCACTTCTAGCGGCCAATAGACTGTGTAAGACGCAGCCAGCAGGCCTGCATTGTTGAGCTTTGACGTTCGTTGAATATCACACTTCGTTTCGAGTATCAGTGTGTCCACCGACGTCTGCTCGTTCAGAGGTAGACTAGTGTCTACACTCTGCTCGTAGAAAGCACCTCTAAACGGGTACTCTTCCATGTCGAAGTCGTCAGTGAAGTCAATCATAGCGTTCTATTTTTAGTCCATCCATCCACAACCGCCTGACGTCTCTTCGAGAATCGAGGCTAAATCGTCGTCTGGATTCTTGTAGAGTTGCATCATCAGATTGTAGATGTCGTCCTTGTCTGTGATAATCTGCGCTCCAATAGTGATTGAGAAATCTCCGTGAGACTTCGACTTAGAACCGCTATTAGAGGGAGATGTAAACAGATACATGAGCATATCTGCGAGTACAAGATTACGCTGCCGGGTCGTTAGCGTAGTCCAATCCTCCACATTAGCAACGCCACGCTCCGTAGCGATTCTAAGAAGCGCGGTCTCCTTGATGTCGTAACCGACCAAGGACTTCATATACTGGATTATAGTCATGTCTGCCATACGCAAGCAAAATTATTGTGAATCCGTAGGATTCTCGTCTGCCGTTTTATCATTATCCACCACGGGGGCGAAATCTTCGTTTTTAGTCTCTTTTTCGTCCTCGAAAATGTCGCCCCATTTGAACACTACCTTCAAGAGTTTTACAAGGCTAATCTTCTTCCCAAGGCTCGTTAGCTGCATAAAGCTATTCCACGCAGCTACCAACTCCGTAGAGGCAAAGATGACGAGTAGTGTTGTAGACAACGCCGTCACACCTAATTCCTTGTCTGCAGTGATTCTTAGACAACCGGCAAGCAGAACGAGCAGGTAGCAATTAACCGTCTTATCAACGTAGTGTTTGAGGTTAGGCTTCTTTCCCGTCTTTCCATTCTCAACCCATATTTGACGTGAGAAACGGAAATCACATAACGTAGCCACCGTAGATAGTAATATCCACGGTGACAGTCCTGAAACGAAATCCCAAAAATCAGGGAATGCGTTTTGTATCAATGCTATGTATTGCTGGAACTGCATTGCTCTTTGCTTCGTTTATTGTAGATGTAGAACTCGGAGATGTGTACACTCGCAATGAATAAGAGTATCTGCCCAAAGATAGATACCACAGACAGATGAACCTCACCAGCCGGATCTTCGTAAAATCCCAAGAATATCAACACACACCCTACAACAGCAAGCAAAGCACTAAGCGTATGCCAGAAGTCCCATTTTCTCTTTTCTGAATCGAAGTATTTCATATCTATCTCTTTTATGGTTAATGATTCAACGGAGAAATGTGAGGATTAAGAAACGACTTAAACTAAAAAAGGGGGAGTGCATAGCTCCCCCTCTTAAAGCTAGTTTCAAGCGTCTGCCTCCTTGAAGGAAACAAGAACCTGATACAAGAACGTTTCAAGCACGGGGGTTGCAGAAGCAACAACGTCCGTTGCCCAATACTTGTATGTGCCGTTGATACCGGTGGTGTTGATGACGGTGATAAGGCCGTCAGCCGTAGTACCGAATACCTTGTTGATGATGCTGTTGCCGTACTTTTCGTAGAGAACCTTGTCAAGAATCTCCGTCTTGTAGGTCTTACCTGCGTAGCCGGTCGGACGCAGAACAGCGATGCCGTCCTTCCATCCGTGAACAATCTTGTCGCCGTCCTTCTGGTGCTCCTTGATAACGCGGATGGGTGACAGACCCGGGTAAGTAGAGATGTACTTAGCAAAGGTTGCGTCGTCTACCACAGCGTTCGGAACGCTATCAATCTGCGAGATGAGCTGACCCTGACTAACGAGCCAGCAGGTCTTAATCCACTCGATAATCTTAGCGTTCTTCATGAAGATGTTCTTGTAGGTGCTGTAGTCAATGTTCCATTCGAGGGACATATCCTCACGACCCCAAACATCTTCCTTGAAGTGGGTCTCGATTTCTACCATCTGCTCGAGGATGTCGCAGTCCTTGTCGTCCCATGCGAGCTTGCCGGCTGTTACCTTGTTCTCGACGGGAATAGGAGATGTGTAGATGTCAGACATAATACCGCGGCCATTGCGGTAAGATACGCGGCCCGTAGACAATGCCTGTGCGGACATATTGGAGAGGGCCATGTTGATTGAATCAACACGAGGCTGGAGCACCTGCGTAGCGTAACCCAAAATCAGGGGAGCGTCGTCGCCGAGGTCTTCAAATGTGCGCAGCTTAGCCTCACGCTCCATTGCCTGCTCTTGCCAAGACGGAGCGATAAGGTCGATGATGCCTGCGTTGTACTGCACGGACTGTCCCTCTTCGAGCTGACGGCCAAGACCCAACGGCGCACGCCAATCGGCCATAGTTGCGTGTTCAGGCTCGCGAGATTCTACGACAACGGCAGCATGGCCGGCGTTCGACGTAACCAGAAGTGAAGGGTCGGCAGGGAACACCGACTTCCAGAACTGATAGTTTGCGCGGATGAGGTCGGGGTCGTTGAGGATGTAGCTGATGATGCTACGTCCCTCTACAGACTTCTCGAACATCTGCACATATTTGGTGGAATTAAAATCAAACTTCATATTCTACGTTTTCTTTTGAGGGTTTAACCATTTACCTGCAAAACGGCAGGCTTGATTGTTGCGTCTACACGGAAGAAGCCGGTCACGTTTGCGATGTTCAGGTCAAGAACGGCCTGCGGCAGGGGTGACATCTTCGCAGTGTACATCGTACCACCCGTTGAGGGAGTGATGAAATACTGTGCCTTCTCCGTGTCAATCTCGTCAGCCGTGAGGTCTGCGCTCTGGCTGTAAGCAAAGGTGTAGTCGTAGGAAGCTACGGCGTTCACGTTCTTTACAACAGAGTAGCCTTCGGCATCACTCTCAACCATCACGTCACCTTCCTTGGGTGCGGTGGCCAGAGTTTCAGAGATGGTCAGTTCCCACGTCTTGTCGGTCACGGCAATTGCGATGACCGTAGCCTTCTCACCCTTGTCGGTGAGCTTAGCGGGGCAGACAGTCAGTGTGTCACCAACGAACGGACGATGCTTGTATCCGTCACGAACGATGGAGATAACCTTAGAATCTGCATCGTAAGCCTTCACAAGGTAAGTCTTTAAGATGTAGATTTCAGGATGCTCAACGTTCTCGTCGCAGCGATACTCGCAAAGGTCGCCGGCAAACAGACGGAACGCACCCTTCGGAGGGTTCTTTACTTGACCACCAAACGGGAAAGGACGGAGGTCAGAATAATTTTCGTCAAAGCGAACAAAGACGTGCTTAGCACCGCCTTTGCTACCGGACTGTTGTACCAGCGTTCTACCGCCAAACCATCCGGCCTGTTCCTTCAATACAGTTGTAGCCATATTCGGATTTTATTCGTTTTATTGTTGATTATCGTATTGTGCCTTTGCCAACGCTTTCGCCCGCGCCAAGGAATCATTATCGCCAATCTTGTTCCTCGGATTCGTGGGGTTTGCAGGAGGCTCCGCACCCTGAACTGACGAAAGAGATTTGTTGTATAATCCCAACCATGATTCAGCTTTCTTCTCAACGTCTACATCCTCGGCAATCGTTACCTCGGACATGAGCGAAGCGAGCCAAGCGTCATCCGTAATACCCTTCTTTTTGCAAGCGTCAAGAAGTTCAGCCTTCTTGTCGTTGAGCTTCTTTGTTGCTTGTTCGGCAGCACGCTCATCTTGCATTTCTTTCAGCTGCTTCTGCATTGCCTGCAACATCTGGAACATCGGGTCATTAGGATTGGCCGGCGGTGTGGGAGGAGTGGGCGGCGCAGGGTCAGTCGGAGGAATGGGGTCAGTCGGAGGTGTTTGCTGATGGTCTTTTTCCCATTGCTTGATGAAGTCTGAACGGTCTTTACCGATGTTGTCGTTCATGGGATTCAAAATCTCCAATGCGGCAGTAATGAAATCGGGTAGACCTGTGTCGTCGTCTGCAAACTTAGGGAGTAGGGCATCTACAACCGTTTCAAGCGTCCTCTTTGACATACGCAAGGTTTTCTTGCCTTTGTTGGTCAATTCGCTATTGAGGCTTTCAATAGCTTGCTCTTTCGTAAATTTCATAAATTTTAAGTTTTTGCAAAAGTAAAATCCTTTTGGATTTAACCTTTTTGGGCGAGAAAAATATTAGCACCCCCGTGGCTTAAAACATTTTTAGTCAAAACACTTAGCGTAGCTATTTTCAAATTACTTTGCGCCGAAATGGATAACGTAAAGATTATATCACCTCACGAGGGCGGACAAGATTTGTTTGTTCGCTCCAATGTTGATGTGTGCATTTTTGGCGGCTGTCTCGCTGGGGGCAAGGGTTTACCACTGAATATCAGCATTTTAACACCTAAAGGCTGGATAAAAAATATAGACTTAAAAGTCGGAATGGAGGTCTGTACTCCGTTCGAAGGAATACAAAAAATTGAAGGTATATACCCTCGTGGATTACAGAAGGTATATCACGTTGTATTCTCGGACGGAAGAGAGATAGATTGCGATTTAGACCATCTGTGGGAGTTAAGAACCACGAAACAAGTACACAAATACAGAGCACACCAAGAACACAAAAACTTTATGGTGTGGAACACATCACGTGTAATCAAAGAGCTCGACTCTGGAAAGAAACTGTTCATGCAGATACCCAATGCACAAGAGTTTTCAGAGAAGGAGTATGTGATTCCGCCGTATGTTATAGGCGTTCTGTTGGGAGATGGGTGCATCACTGAATCTTGCATACGGGTCGGAAGGCACATTGATTTTTCTACATCGGAACAAGATATAGTAGAGAAAATGGCCCGTCTTACAGAATCTACCAAAGTTTCAGAGCAAAAGACAGGCTACACAAAGTCTCTGTTCACCCCGCATTACGCAGAATATAAAGCCTATCTTCGAGAAAAAGGATTAAATACATACTCGTATAATAAGTATATTCCTGAAGAGTATTTGTTCGGAAGCATTGAACAGCGCAGACAGCTTCTCGCTGGCCTGTTTGATACGGACGGATGTATCGAGGAAAAGAATAGGTTTTCGTACAGCACTACGAGTAAACGCCTGAAAGACGATTTCTGCCACCTATGCAGAAGCCTAGGCTATATCGTTCGCGTAAAAGAGGATAGACGCCAAAAATATACGAACGGAAATGTGGCATACGACATTAGCATCTGCACATTTGACAGAATATTTACGAGTAAGAAGCATACAGAGCGTTACGAGGCTAATGAGCAGAAATACGAATATCAGTACCACAGGACAGAAGATCACGTCCGATTGAAGTCCGTTACATACGTTGGGATGAAAAAGACCCAATGTATTCGTGTGTCTGGGAATGACCATTTATATATAGGGGAGAATTTCATCACGACCCACAACACTGCAGGTGCCATGCTAGCCAACGCAGAACCAGGATTAGACCCCAATTATCGTGCCGTATTCTTCCGTAGAACCCTCGGAGAGTTGAAGGCCGCAGGTGGTGTCGTCGATGAGTTTCAGAAGCTATACGGCAACGCCGTAAGCATTACTCGTTCAGAAAATCCTCGCATCACGTTTCAATCGGGAGCGTGGATTGAGTGCCGCCAAATAGCCGACGAGAACCCTGATAAGGTACGAGAAACCTTCAAGGGTTTGCAGGCCGACTGTTTGTTCTTTGAGGAGCTTACGGGATTCTCTTTCTATACGTGGAACTACCTGACCTCCCGTGCCCGTGGTACGTGTTCTTGGACGGGTAAGGTAAGAGCTACGACCAACCCGTCGAAACGACATTGGGTGCGTAAAATGATTGATTGGTATATCAATGATGAAGGTTTTGTCCCGAAGGAACGCAGTGGCGTCGTCCGATACTTCTATCTCGACGGACGCAGCGTAGATGATTACGTTTGGGGAGATAGTAAGGAGGAAGTGTACTTAGCCTGCAAGGATTCCATTGACCGAAAGCTCCGTATGCTTAACGACCCAACACTAACCTACGAAAACCTAATCAAGTCGTTCACATTCATCCTTGGCAACATCGCAGAAAACAAGGCGTTGCTTGATAACAACAAGGACTATGTGGGTAATGTGAGCGGTACGGAAGGTGACGCCCTCCTGATGGGCAATTGGAACGTAGACCTTGACGAGGATGCCGAAACAGTCATTTCTCCCTCTTCGGCCCGCAGCATCGTAAGCAATGACCAGCAGACCAACGGCATACGTTACATGACAATCGACCTTGCGGATGTGGGAACGGATAACACCGTCATTCTCGTTTGGGATGGCTACCACATCATTGACGTCAAGCTAATCACAGAGGCACTGCCCGAAAAGAACGTTCGCTGGATAAAGAGCGTTGCAAACAAATACAGCGTACCTGATTCGCACATCATCTACGATAGCCGGCGTTCTCCGTATATGTTGGAGCGTATGCCAAACGCCGTAGCATTCGATTCCTGCTGGGCACCTCGCGGTCTGTACCGCAGAGAGTTTATGAGCGTCAAGGACGAGTGCTATATGCGATTGGTGTACAGCGTAAACAGCGGAAAGTTCTCCATCGACCCAGAGGTGGCTTCCCGCAACTACGTCCACCAGAACATCAAGAATCCAATCTCGTTTCTCGAAGAGTTTGTTGAGGAGTGCAAGGTCGTTCAGTATAACGACCTACCCAGCGGAAAGAAACGCCTGTACTCGAAGAAGGAGATGAACCGCAACTTAGGCATGAGCCGTTCAATGGATATTTGTGACCCGTGTGCCATGCGATTCTTTCCAGACCTGATGTGCGAGTATGGTTCGGAGTTGGTAACGTCCAAACAGGAGAACGACGAAGAGGACGAAGAAAACGAATTTGACATTTACGATGAAGGAAATTGGAGTTAAAAAGACAGCCATGCAAGAGGTGGCGGACGCCGCAAAGCTACGAGGCTTTGAGGTGAGCATTCGTGATATTGTGTTTGCCCATACGATGGCTCGCTTCGACGATGAGCTAGTGGCATACAGCGCACTCTTCGGCACGCCGGATGACGAGAAGCAGGTTATTGCATACGCCGGCCAAGACCAGATAAAGTACCTTATTTCTTCCTTCAAGGAAGAGGCTAACGCAGACAAAAAGAAAGTCAATGAGGACATCATCAACGCCATCACCAACAGAGCGAAAACGAACAATGAAGGCTCTATCTCGTTCGACGATAACCGCAAGGGTTTGGAAACGCAGTTAAGCGAAGTGATGGAGCTGAAAAAGATGGTGCCTGCGGCTGACGCCAAGACGCTTGCCATGCTCTTGAAGATTGAAGCAGACCTACGTGTAAAGCTCACGGAAAAGTTCGGTGCTGCCGAAAAATCCAACGAGCAATACATCGTTGTAAACAAGAAATTCAACCACATTTGCGACTACACCCACAAAGAGTGTTTTCTGCAAACCAAAGAATTTGCCAAGGAACATTGGCACCTGATTGACGACCCAAAATATAAAGAAGAATAGCAAATGGAATTGACATTAAAGCGTATCGCCTTGCGCGATACCTATACCATCGGTAAGTTGTACATCAACGGCGAATACGAGTGTGACACGCTCGAAGATACGGTGCGTGACCTGAACAAGAACGGCGTATTTGACAACGGCGAACAAAAGGTCTACGGCAAGACGGCCATCCCCTACGGAACGTATGAGGTAACGATGAACGTCCAGTCGCCTAAGTTTTCGAAGAAGTCTGCCTACGCTTGGTGCAACGGCTACCTGCCCCGGCTTTTGAACGTTCCCTCGTTCGACGGCATCTTGATTCACGGCGGAAACACACCGGAGGACACCTACGGCTGCATCCTCGTTGGCCAGAACAAGGTCGTTGGCAAAGTAATCAACTCGATGGATAGTTTGAAAAAGCTATGTACAACGCTCAAAGTAGCGTCGCTCAACAAAGAAAAGATAACCATTAAAATAGAGTAATTATGAGTGCTATCATCGACAGAACAGGCGAGAAGGCTGTAAATCAGCAGGGCCTTGAAATGACTATCATTTCGTACAAGAGCAACAAGAACATCACAGTACGTTTTACGGAAACCGGCGCACAGCGTCAGACCTCGTACTACAAGTTCAAACGCGGTAAGGTAAAAGACCTCGCCTATCTTCCCCAAGACATCGAGGAGGAAGAGGAGCAAGAACCTACCAAAAAGTCCTTCTATCAGAAACTCGTTGCGTTCCTGCGCGACTTATTCACGGGCCAGCAATGAAGATTGTGTTTTGGATAATCGCTTTTCTGCTTACACTAACAGCTATCTGCTCGTGTAGAAGCGTAGAAACGATTGTAACCTACAAGACGGACAGCATCTACATCAGCAAGCTGCGCACCGATACACTGATTTGTCGTGATAGCGTCATCATCGAGAAGATGGGTGACACCATCCGAGAGAGAACAACAAAGTACATTTACGACAAGACGATTGTTACAGATACCCTATTAAAGACGGACAGCGTACCTGTTCCCTATCCGGTAGAAAAGAAACTTAGTCGGTGGGAGCAAACGAAAGTAAACTACGGAGGTTACGCCCTTCTCTTTTGCTTTATAGGTATCGCGGCGGCAATCGTATGGTTAATTCATAAAATAAGAAATAAATGAGCGATTTTTCACAAGTTAGAATAAGCTACCTGCTAGCACACCCCGAGGAACTTCTCGTAAAGCCGCCGTTCACACGAGGTGTTATTACGGGCGGATTCCCTGACTTCCACCACAGCGAAGTCTACGCCACGGAATCCGTTCGTGTAGGTCTGCCTGCCCTCAAGTATCAGACCATCCCGCAGGAGCAATACGTTAGCGAACTTAACGTCTATTCGCACGAGGTGTTGTTTGACGAGAATGTCCCCTCGATTACCATCAAGGCAAAGAAGGGCGGATTCTTGGAACTGAAACAATACCGCATTGCCATCCCGTTCCAACAGATTATTCTGGAAAAGCAGGTGCGCCACCTTTGCGTAAACCGCATGGTTCAGAACCTCGAAAACACGGAGGCCACAGAAAAGCAGAAGGCGCAGTTTGTGCGCATCAAGCAGGAGTGGTTGAAGAAGAACATGGAGGGCGCAAAGACACAGTTTGTCAAAGACCAGAAATCGTTTGGCGACGCCGGTCTGCTCTTCTTTATGTCGGATGGCAAACTCTGTACCAAGAACATCAAGTTCACGGACGGCTACGTTATCATCACGCACAAGGACAATGCAGGGAAGCACATCCTTGAATGTCTGTACTACGCCGTAGACAACATCGAGTACATCGACGCTTACGACAAGGAATATCTTACCAGATATTCCAACGGAGCACCGCAGTACGACGAGAATACGGGAGCTAAGATTTCCGATTGGAGCGTTATTTCCCGCGAGAAACACGGCTTCTCAGAAATCCCGCTTATCACAAAGCGTGGCCCCGTGGCATGGGACAACGGCCAGCCTACCATAGAATCTTACGAGGCTCTTTACAATACATTTATCGTTATCCAGAAGCGTCATGGTTGGGGTATGCTCTACGTCAAGGGAAAGTTTACCGACAAGGCAAAACGCTTGGCCGGCAACGTTATCTTGAATGATACGTCGGGCGACCCCAATGCGGACGCGAAGATGCTCAACCCGCCAGATCCAGCCAACATGACCGACACGCTTGACTTCATGGAGTATTCTATCCAGAAGGCGTGCGGCACGACGTTTATCCTTCCCAAGGACATCAACCTTAGCGGCGATGCGTCAGGTCTTGCCGTGGAGCTAACGCAGGAGTTGGATATGGCAACGGCACAGGATGGCGTTATCGAGTGGCAGAACGTAGCCAACAAGATGATGCGTCTGTTTATCGAAGGTCTTGCGCAGGAGTTGGTAAATAGCGGAGATGCAGAATACCGCAACGCTGTCACGGAGTTTAAGGAACTGAACATCAGCAATGAGTTTAGCGTCTGGAAACCGAAGTCAGAGGAAGCGTTCAACCAAATGCTTGCTACGCTGCATGGAGCAGGCGGTATCTCCGACCAGACCTTCATCGAGAAGAACACCATCTCGACACCTGACGAGGTGGCACAAGTACGCCGTGAAACTGAACAGAAGGCCGCAGACGAGATGACCAAGCTCGCACAGACCACAGAAATTCAGAATAAGTACAAAAATACTACAACAGATAACAACAATAACAATAAATAACATATCTTTGCAGTATGAACAACGAGGCGTTAAAACTCTACACTTTGGATGAGAACGGGGCATCAGTCCCGTTCAAAGGCATTTCCATCATAGAGTACACCTATACAGGACAACGTTCAAGTATTCCGAGTATAACGGCATCGTTTAAGTACAAGGATTGCTTGGATGAGAAGTGGACGCTCAACGAGTTCGTAAAGTTCCGCGGCGAAGAGTATCACTTAGAGAACACACCTACCTCGTCAAAAAGCAACGACGATGAGCGGTACAAACATGAGTGTACCTTTGTTTCGGAGCGTGAGCGTTTGGCCAAGACATTGTTCCGCAACGTAGTAGACAATGGCTCAACCTACGCAGATAAGTCCACGGAATTTACCGTCTACGCAACGCCGGCGGAGTTTGTGTACCGTCTTAACTGCGCCCTAAAGCTATCAGGCCTTGGCGACAGCGCGATGGAGAACAATGAAACTCTTATCTTTACGGAAGATTCAGACCTTGTTGGTGACGGCTACGTCGCTATCCTCGCAGATAATACCAGCTACGACAAAGACGAATCTTATGAGCTGTCTTTCGACAACAACTACATCTTCGAGGCTATTGGTTCTTTCTCCGAGGAATCGGAGATTCTGTATGAGTTCCGCGACAAGAAGATTATCTTCGGTGCGCTACCTACCGTTATTACTCCGGCTTCCGACCTAACGTTCGTCTTTAAGTACGGAGCAGAGAACAGCCTTTTATCCGTTACGAAAAACAATAGCGGCAACGCCATCATCAATAGAATCACTTTCAAAGGTTCTTCCGATAACATCCCCTATTACTATCCAAACGAAACGGAGGAAGGCGATGTTCATACGGAGTATGGCATCAACAAGGAGATAAACCCGGATGCTGCACCCATTGACGACATCCTTACGGTGGTAGACAAGGCACGTTTTGTTTCTGCCCTAAAAGGACGTACTGTTACCGTCTGTGATGCAGGTGATGTGGTACTACCTGTCAATGGTAACGGCTACATCGTAGAAACCTACGAGGATAGTGACGATGAGAAGGGCGACCGCGTTTCGATGTTCTCGGGCCTTAACTCTTCTGTATCGGATAGTTCAACGTCAGACGAAACGGCCAACCAGACCTATTCTGTTGGCAGCTACGCCATTGACCTCCCCGAATGGAAAAGCTACTTCTGGGTTTCCGTCTGCGTTATCGTTGAAAGTGATTGCTACGCTTACGTCACACGTCAGGAGTATTCGTACCGCAACGGCAAAGGCGTCGTTGAAGATTGGGATTTGGTAGACCCGTCAGATAGCAAGGTAAAGCGTATCGTGCTTACCGACGTCAATGGTAAAATCCTCCGTGACAATCTAACACGAGTACAAGGCACACCAACAGGTACGGAGATAGACTGCGACCATTACATCCAGCTACACAACGGAAAAACAAAGGCTGGAACGTACTATCTGCTCTTCCGCATGGAGTTCGAAGCATCGCAGGGCATTGACGACCCGAACGAGTACGAGGACGGATATACTCACTACATGAAGTATATTCAGTTCGACAGCTATCTAAAATGTGCCTGCTACGGAGCAGAGCCGGTCTTGAAACTCGATAACGGGAAGAAGGAGGCTTATTGGAGTACCATCAGTGATGTAACCCGCGCCGGCCTCGAGAAGGACGGAAACTTCACGCTCGACCACATCGGTAGCACACTATACTATGTGGTGGACTTCCGTCACGAGTTCTCTTCTTACCTGCTTCCTTACGTTTACAGAACAGAGAACAGAGAGCGTTTCTACAACGCCATCAACTATAAGTACGAGAAGGAGAATGGTACATTCAGATACTTCAAACACCCGTTTACCAAAAGCCGTTCGTCAGAGTATCAGCATGAGGATGATACCATCAAGCCGACCATCAAAGGTATCGTAAACTCTGATGGCATTCCGTTTGGCACCATTCTGAATGTAGCCTTTGACGACGACGATAATGACTACGCTACCGCCTCGGACGATTCAGCCACCTACGACCATCCGTATTTCTATGTCAAGATTCCTCGCTTTATGAGCAACGATGGCTATGGTTTCAATCTATTCGATAGAATATCGGAAGGTGAAAACATGGTCTTACAGATGACTTCTGGCCCGTGTAACGGCTGTAAGTTCAACATTAAGGGTATCGAGGTGGTGGATGAGTTTGGAAACAACCGATTCTATAACCCCGTACTTATCCGTAACGATAAGGAAGAATCCGCCGCCGGCGAAAATGCTACACATTGGGTAGATCTCGATGGCAACATCATCAACGGCGAGGTCGTTCAGTCTTACAACAAGGCAGATGTAGACCAGCAGGACACGGAAATAGATAGTGTATGGCTCGTTCTTCAAAAGGAGGAAGATACGTTTGGTATCATCATGCCGAACGCCTATTGGAAGTATCGTCCGCAAAAAGAGGACACTTTCAACATCACGGGCATTAACCTGCCTGATGTCTACATCACGGAGGCAGAGAAACGCGGTGAAGAAGCTACGCTGGACAAGTTAGAAGAGCTAAACAATGAAACGTTTACCTTCGATATTTCCATGTCGCGCATCTTCTTTACACGCCGAGTTGGTCTGGAGGTTTTGGAACAGCTTGACGAGTTCTGCAAGATTCCTGTTTCGTATAATGGCATTCGCTACGAGTTGTACATTTCGGAACTGTCCTTTGAGATTAAGGAGGGCGATGCACTTCCAGAGATTAAGGTGACGATTTCTGACGAAACTTCTTCTGGAGTTAGCATTTCTGACAAGGTTGCTGACCTCGTGATGAAGGAAATCGGAACAGAAGAAAAAAGTTCCTATAAGACGGCTTCGGCTAGAACATCTTCATTTGTAGACGATGACAGCTATCTTCACAGCGAAGAGGACGATGAGGCCAACGGTCATATCACGTTCAATAATGGTCTTACGTCTAACGGCGATGTTGAGATTGGCAGCTACGACGAACTTCTTCAAACGGGTGCCAAGATTACAAAAGAAGGCCATGCTACACTGCGCAGTTTGGAGGTTACGGGCGTTCTCAATGCTCGCGAACTTCGACTGAATCAGATAACCGCCTACACGGGCGTTAGCTGGCAGACACACGGAGCAGGTCTAATCGAATCCGTCGAGGTAGACACCGATGAAGATGGCAACCCCATCAATTCCGGTACAATCACGCTTCATCTCGAGCAAGGGCAGTATGGATCTGTAGAGTTGAACGACCTTTGCATGGGTATATTCCATTCGTACACGTGGGTTAATGCGACGGCAGATTCCGACGCCCGCAACATGAATATGCAGTTTGCAGGCTTCTCGACAGTTTACTTCCGCGTGGACGAGATTTTGGACGATATGCACAGCAAGTTCCATTACGTTCTGCGCTCTCCGTCTAAGGATTGGCCCTACGCCTACCACCCCCAGCCACAAATGTCTTTTGCGTGCTACGCAAACCCCACGAACACGGACAGACAATCGTGCATCTACTCAACCACAAAGTACACGATTGGCTTACAGAACATGACAACGTGGACGTATGGTGATGCTAACATCTACAAGATTGACGGCGTGCTTGAAGGCTTTAGTTTATCCGGCAAGCAGTTCCACGGAACAGGCGTAGTATTGGGCAATTTCTATTACTACGGCACGCAGAACAGCTTTGTAAACGCCCCCTTGAAGATGAGCATCGACACACAGGGCGTCACGGCACTAGCGACGAATGAGAGCCTAAAATTAACCGCCACGTGTACCAAGGGATATTCCGACGTAGACAGCGGCGATATACAATGGACTATCACTAGAGAGACGTCCTATCCCGAAGATGATAAGACGTGGAATGCTAGCGAAAAAGCCAAGTCGTTCAAGGGCGAGATAGAAATCACCTACGCCGATTTAGGGGTGGATAACAACATCTACGGACAGACGGCCTTGTTTGTTATCACGGCAGAATATGACGATGATAAGGCGGAGGCGAACATAATCATTTAACCCTGACGGGCAAACTAGAACAAACTAGAAATAGATATGATAACGAGTAAAATCTTTAGAATCAGAAAGGATTTCCAGCCTCTCACCTCGACGGTAAACCTCGTGGTGAGAAGCACGGCAAGTCCGCAGACGCAGGTCTACGACGGCGAGGTCTTTGAGCCGGATAGAGGCGTAACGCCCTTGGTGATTATCCCGCAGGTGATAGCAAAGGCCACCGATGGCAGTTGGGATGAGCCGTATGCTAACAAGCTCCTTGCCCAAACGAGTATCAAATGGCTTGTCAATGGCGTGGACGTCACAACATTATCCGATTGGAAATCCTTGGTGACGATTGACACCACCTCGGACAGTTATAGCAGGGGAATGATAAGCATTTCCCGAAACGTACTGCCCTCCGAGAGTTTCGATTTACAATTCAAAGGCACGTTTACGGACACACGTTTGGGTGTGAATATCGACGTTCAATCGGAGATTGTCAGTCTGAACACCGTAAGTAAGGCCGACGACGCTTACGGACTTTCTTTGGGCAACACGACGAATTTCAAGTACAACATCTTCCAAGACAGGTTATTTGCTAACGATTTGTACCAACAGTTCGGCGTAGGCACAGAAAAAGAGAGAACAGATTGCTACGACGGGAAACAATACTTATTTTCGATGCCGATTGTCGTGTGCCACGGCACCAAACAGACCACCGAAGGGTTCACCATCAAGCTATTCAGAATCACGGATGGCAAGCATGAGGAGCTTTCTGCCAACGGTCTAGAGGTGAACAAGATAGGCACCGACG